CAGGTCAGGCTTTGCAGTCAGGCGTGTCTAAGGGTGCTAAGCAACTAGGCGAGGCCGCTGAGAACGGCGCTAGTGGTATTGCAGCGATGATCGTCCAGATCACCATTTGGGTGCCGCTGTTGATGCTTGCCGCTGGTGCTATCACGTACTTGATTGGTTTGATTGCGGCTGCTGTTGGCGGTCTTCCTGCGTTGATCGTGGGACTTGCCGCGCCTATCGCTGCCCTTATCCTTGGCGCTGATGGCCTGAAGAAGGCATTCCAGCCGCTAGGTAAGGAATTCGACGCGCTGAAGACGCGCTTGTCGAACACATTCGAAAAGGGCTTGAAGCCTGCTGTGCAGTCATTGCACCAGCTCATGCCGGTACTTTCTGACGGCTTGAACCAGGCCGCCGAGGCTACGAGCAACTTCATCAACGAGATTGCGAAGACGCTCACTGCCAAGGAGAATGTTGACAACCTGAAGACCGCTCTTGGCGGCGTAAAGGACTTCTTGTCACAGTTGCAGCCTGGTGTGTCGGCATTCATCGGTTCGTTCTTGAAGGCAACCGCTGTCACTGACGCCTTGAAGATCTTGGGGCAGACGGTTAGCGACGTCTTGTTCAAGTTCAAGGGCTTCTTTGACCAGAGCGTTGCCGATGGATCGCTGAAGAAGGGCCTAGAGAACCTTCACAAGACACTTTACTCCATCACTGGCTTGTTCTCAGCATTGTTGCGTAACTCCCTGAAGTTCTTCAACGGTGCTGCCCCTGGCATGAACAAGTTCTTCGACTCCCTATCGTCATTCTTCTTGAAGATCGACTGGGAGAAGCTTGGTGGAGCGTTCGGTAAGATCTTCGAGCGCATCGGTAAGATGCTTGACGGCATCCCAGCAGAGACAATTGACAGCATCACGCAGTCATTTGTCGATTTTGCTGACGCTGTTGGCGACTTGGCCGATGGTAAGAGCTTTGACGTGCTCCTTGGTGCGTTCCAGTTGATGATTGACCTCGTAACCGGTGTCATTCACGCCTTCGATGGCTTCTTGGAGACATTGGCTCACGTTGGTGACTTCATTGCGGGCATCCCAGACTGGTTCTCAGACCTGTTTGACAAGGGTGGAGAGCTGATCAGTGGTCTGAAGGAAGGCGCGCTTCAGAAGTTCGCCGAATTCACCGTTTGGTTGGGTGAGATCCCTGGTAAGGTGAAGGATTTCTTCACGGGTGCAGGTTCGTGGCTCCTTGAAAAGGGTCAGGATATCATCAACGGTATCAAGAACGGTGCTACGACCGCGTTCAACAACGTCGTAGCATTCTTCCAGAGTATCCCAGGACGCATTCGCAACTTCTTCACTGGTGCAATCAACTGGTTGCAGGAAACAGGCCGTAACATCATCAACGGCTTGGGCAACGGTATCTCGGGCGCTTGGCTCGTGGTGCAGATGACGTTCCAGAGCGTGAAGAACCGCGTGATCGCATTCTTCTACGGCGCTGGATCATGGTTGCTTGAGGCTGGTCACAAGATCATCAGTGGTTTGGTGTCAGGTATTCGCTCAGCCATTCCGTCGATCACCAGCATCTTGGGAACTGTGACGCGATTGATCCCGTCATGGAAGGGTCCGCCTTCTACTGACGCCAAGCTGTTGGTCAAGAATGGTCAGTTGATCATGCAGTCCTTGGTCGATGGCTTGAAGGATGGTTATGGAGACGTGCAGAAGACGCTCGGAAACATGACCACGGACATTGGGAATACTTTCACAAGTCCTACGCTTCAGGGTGACATCACCATGAGCGGAAAGGACATTGCCGCTGTTGGTACATCACAGCTAGACATTGCCGGTAGTGTTGACAATGGTCTGAGTGACGCCGTTGCCGCCGCCTTGAGCGGTTGGTCGGTTCAGATCGATGAGACAGGCATTGCGCGCTTGGTGAACAAGGGACAGCAGAAGTTGGGTAGGCGAGGATAATGGCTTTTGCTGCCAAGACGTGGTACTTGGGCTGGTTGGGGGACATGCGCCCCCTTCCAGTGCCTGAGGTCGACTTCGACATGACTGAAGTGCGCTATGGTGGCGTGCATCAGGCGCTGAATGGCGCTAGGACCATGGATACCACGGGCTACCGTCAGAAGTTCCAGATGGACTTCAAGTATCTCTCAGAGGCCGATTACGCGTGGCTTCGCTCTCTCTACTTGGGCAACGTCCAGGAGCCGCTGTACTTGATGAACCCATTGCGCAACAACCTGTTGTCACAGCAGGCGAGCATGGGTGTGTGGCACGGTACGTTGGACAATGGTATGCAGAATGTGTCGTTTGCATCTGCATATGACTTCGTGAACGACTTCCCTACGGGACTTCCTGTAGCAGGAACACGAGTGCCGCGCATTCTTTCCGTGGCTACAGCGCCCGCGTACGTGGTTTTGGATGGTGGAACACGTTTCTTCCCGACAACCGTTGGGGAACCCCTTACGTATTCCATCTACATGCGCACAACCACAGGATCTGCCAACGTGGACATGTACTTGCAGACCATGGACAAGTACGGAACCACAAACACAGGCCCTGGTTTGATTGGTACGAAGGCTGTGACAACGTCATGGCAGAGGTTCTCAATCACCCACACGCCCGCTACGGCTGGAATTGCAGCGACACGTGCTGGATTGCAGCTGGCTTCAGCAGGCACATATAACGTGCTCCTAGCGGCTCCTCAGGTGGAGTATGGCTCAGTGGTCACTCCATTTAGTATAGGAGGAGGGCTTAGCAAGGTTTTGATTGACTCGATTGACAGCGAATCACCACGTTACCCTCTTTCGAACGTGAGTGTATCATTCTTGGAGGCGTAAGACATGCAGACTATCGGAGGATCGGCGGCTGAAGACGCCATCATGGCGCGTTCACGCACGTTCCGTCCACGTTTGCGTGTCGACTGGAATGGCGATGGCCTTTACCAGCACGCCTTGAGCGAGATGTCGTTGTACATCGAGGACATTGTCACAGACCGCGCGCTTAAGGGCTCTCTACCGGCAGACATTGTGCTGGTAGAGGGCTCTGCCGCTGCTCAGCTCACTGCTTCCATTGGTGGCGAGTACCAGCGCCTGTCAATGACATCGATCTTCTCGCCGTACAACGGTCTTTCTCCGCTGTACACGAAGGACGTGATCGGTGCTGAGATTCGCTACGACATCGGCCTTGACACTGTGCTCGGTACAGTTTGGTACCCACAGTTCGTTGGCAACATCACCGAAGTAACTCCTGAGCGCGGGGATAACACGGTTACCATTCGTGCTCTTGACCGCGTGGAGAAGCTACGCTCCCCCGTTCTGTTCCCTCAGTGGGCATTGAGTGACTATTGGGCTACGCGTGGCCGCAAGTTGGGCCAGTTGTTTGACACGCAGCAGGTCATTCAGATGTGCCTTCAGCAGAGTGACACGAGCGCCAGTGGACGACGCCCCGCAACGCGTGCCGAGTACGCAACGTACTTTGGTAGCGGCGAGGGCTACAAGATGCTGTTTATCTCAGGCGCTAATGGCCACTTGCCAACAACAGGTTGGTGGGACAACGGTCAGGCTGTTCCGATTGCTAACGTCGAGGGTGGCGTTGTCAACTACACGAAGAACGGCCCCATTCACCCTCTTTCACCTGAGACAACGAACGCACCGTATGCCTTTGCAGGTTTCGGTAGCAACCCTGACAACATCTATCAGCGTTATTGGATGACTGACCGCTTCGAGACTTCGATTAACTCGGAGTTCTTCCTTGGCGGCGTCATGAACATCAACCCTGCCTTCCCCAACGGTTCGTGGCACTTGACAGCGCCCGACACCGTGATCATGCTATATCGCTTGGGCGAGAAGCGCCGCGTCGACATCATGGTTGGTAACGGCCAGATGTGGTTGCGTTTCGTAAACGAGAACAATGGCTTCTCGAACGTGACACCGAAGCTGAACATCCCTACGGGCGTGAATAACGTCGAGTTCTTCGCCCACGTGGACGCTACCAGCGAGAGTGGTACGCGTGCTTACATGCGTGTGGGCACGAATGCGCACAGCGGTTGGCAGTACATTTCGAATGGCTATCCTGGCGACTCGAACTACGATCCTTTGACAGGCTTGTTGCAGATCAACCGCAACATGTCTCTTAGCGATGTCTGCGTTTCCGTGAACTATCACCCCAACGCTACAGCCGCTCAGGAAGAGGGACCGCTTTGGAAGGTTCCGAAGTACGCCGCTGCGCTTGACCCTGGTCTGAATCGATTCTCATTCGTTCCTGCCGGTATCACAGGCAAGGACGCGTGGGACGTAATCACTGCGGTCGCTGGTGCTGAGTTCGGGTCGGTATTTTGGGACGAGGGTGGTGTCTTCCACTTCTGGAACTACAACACCATCAAGGCACGCCAGAACACTGTGGTACGTACACTTGACATCGATCAGGTGACAGACCTGAAGATCACCAACTCATTGGACAGTGTGCGCAATTCGTATTCTGTGCAGGTGAAGAAGCGCCAGGCTGCTGGTTCTCCTATCAACGTTTACAAGAGCAACAGTTTGGATCAGTTCTACGTTCCCGCTGGAACAATTGCCTTCATTGACGTGCAGGTTGATGACATTCAGTACATGGAACCATTCTTCCTGACACGTTTCACGAAGCACACCTCAGGTGCCGCTGCTACGGCCTTCCGTTCGTGGACGGATAAGCAGACGCACGGCTACGTGTACCAGCAGTTGTTCGGTGATGGATGGCGTGAGCCTAATGACGCTTCCACACTTGACATCAGCGCTTGGTATACACGTGACGGAATCATGCGCGTGCGTATCGTGAACTTCCAGACAAACCCCATTCGCTTGGCTGTGTCAGATACGCCTACCGTGGGAAATGCCGACTCAACGCCTGCATGTTGGATCGGTGGTACAGCCATCAACGATCAGGCTGTGCTCGGAATCACGACCCGTGACAATGCTTCTATCGGAAAGTATGGTCAGAGGAACTACGAGGCGTCAGGCGATTGGTACCAGGAGTACTACAACGCTAATGGACTTGTGAACGTGCTATTGGCACGCACAGCAAAGCCTATCCCAACAACAGATCAGATCACCATTGCGGGCGATCCTCGCCTACAGCTTGGTGACACGATTCAGTTGAACGATAGCGATGGTTTGGGTGAGCAACTACGCGCCCAGATTACAGGCATCAACCGCAGGTTCTCATTGGACAAGGGATTGACAGATGTCTTGACAGTTGAACTTCTTCGTCCTGCTGGTCAGGGCATTTGGGATTCGTCTCAGTACGGACGCTGGGACCAGAGCTTGATTTGGAACTGATGACATGGCTATCGTAAGTATGACGCCCGCTGTTGCGGGTAACGTTGCGCTCGCATCCGAGTACAACAAGTTGATCACCAACATCACGGACCTTGACGCGCGTACAACCGCCGTCGAGGCCGCCGTTGGTGGTGGAACGGGTGAGGTCCCGCGTAAGGGTGGAGAGTATTCCTTCGGTGGATCGACACAGGGCTCTATTGGTGCTGGTAACAACCTGATCACTGCGTACAGTGCCGTGGGAACACCGTCAGGAGTTTCGTATTCCGCTGGTGTCTTCACGGTCACTGAGGCAGGTTTGTATGTGATGAGCCTGTCAATGCGTTTCGGTGGAGTTTCCGGTGACAAGTACGTGTGGATTGCCGGTGCAGCGACGAATGACATTTGGTTCAAGAACTCCACGAGTGGCGCGGTCAACTGTGCCGTTACAGGTATCAAGCGTCTACCTGCGGGTCAGCAGATTCGTACCTTCGCTTACTCGGCAACCACTACCAGCCTTCTACGTGAGAACGTCTCTGGAGACTTCACGCCTGGATTCAGCATCTACAAGGTCGGTAACTAACATCCCCAAGGAGTAGCGATGGATTTCACCGCGATTCTTGGGGCACTACCTACAATTGGTCCAGTCGGTGTCATCTTGGTGATTCTCACGTACGTGGGTCGCCAGTGGCTAGTAAGTGACAGGCGCTATCAGGCAGAGCTTGACCGCTTGAGCAAGGCGCATGAAGCCGAGTTGACTCGTATCAACAAGGCGCACGATGATGAGATCAAGGAACTTCGCGACGACATTCGAGAGTTGCGCAAGGAGATTGATCAACTGCGTTTGGAATTGCAGGCTGAGCGCACAGAGCGAATGCGTGCTCAAGAAGAGGCGCACCGTATTCGATTGCAGTCGGGAATTGATAAGCTATGACCAGGTGGCTACGAACAAAGAGGGCGATCTATGTAGTCTTGTTGTGTGCAGCATTGATTGCTAGCGGCTACGCCATTTACAATCAGGTGAATAGCGATAGCAAGGCTGCCTCTTTGGGCGCTCAGGTTGCTCAGATTTGCCATGACAACCCTTCCCTTGCGCGTCAGCAGAACTTGAACTGTGAACAGGCTCAGGCTGCCAAGGACAGCGATGCCCCCACCCTGATCAAGGGCGACAAGGGCGATCGTGGCGAGAAGGGCGACAAGGGAGATAAGGGTGACCGTGGTAACGACGGAGCCACCGTTACTGGCCCTCCAGGCGTTCCAGGAGCCACGGGAGACCGTGGTATGAATGGTAACCCCGGAATCGATGGTAAGAGCGTCACAGGGCCAATGGGACCTGAAGGCCCGCCAGGCGTCAAGGGTGATAAGGGAGACAAGGGCGATAAGGGAGATACGGGAGACCGTGGCGCTGATGGTCAGCCTGGTGAGGACGCGCCACGTATTACAGGGATTGACACGAACCATAATCCTGCGAACTGCATGTTGATTGTTTCCATGAGTGACGGGAACGATTACTCGACATCGATTGGAGCATCGAACTGTGTACTTGAATGATTTGGCATCTGTACTTCGTGCAGGTGGCATGAACGTAATCGAAGTGAATGGTTGGCAGGGACGTAACCACGGAAGCATGGCCGGAGTTCGCTCCATTGTCTGTCACCACACAGCAGGAGCGGCTACGGGGAATTACCCGTCCTTGAATGTCGTCACCAATGGACGCTCTGATCTAGCGGGTCCTTTGGCTCAGCTTGGCTTGGCGCGTGACGGCACAGTTTATGTCATCAGTAATGGTGTTGCGTGGCACGCGGGCGCTACCATTGACGATTCTGTGTACGGCAATTCGTGGGCGATCGGTATCGAGGCTGAAAACACAGGAACACAGCCATGGCCTGAGGTTCAGGTGAATGCATACGCGAAGCTTTGCGCTCTGCTATGTAAGCACTACGGTCTGTCAGTTGACCGTGTGAAGGGCCACAAGGAGATCTGCCGCCCCGCAGGACGCAAGATTGACCCCGCTGGGCTCCCTGGTGACATGAACGGTCTACGTGGCCGTATCCAGGCTTACATGTCTGGTGGAACATCGACCAACGGCAAGTTGTTGAATGGAGAAACGCACATGAAGTTGCCCGCTGAAATGAACACGCGCTCGGAGGTCATTTCCCTTCCGCCGGACGCTAACGTGAAGTTGATCCTGAGCGCCAAGACAACGATCTTTGGTGGTCACATCTACTTCTGGGGCACTGTCAACGGACAGGGCACCGGAGGAGACCCCGTGTCATATCGCACGGAGGTAAAGCAGGGACAGGTCATCAATGTTCCACGTGGAACAGTGAAGGCTGAGATCTTCTACTCCTGCGCAAGTGAAATTGACCTATACATTCAGGCGATTGCCTGATAGAATGAGGTGATAGAGTGTTCACTGTAGCATTCTGGAAGGACGCTGCCATTCGTGCTATCCGCACGGGTGCGCAGGTCCTATTGGTCGCGCTCGGTGCTGATGGCGCTGGGATCGTGGGCTTGGATGTTGGCGGTACAGCCGCTCTTGTCGGCGGAAGTATGCTGGCAAGCATCCTGAACTCGATTGTGGTTCCTCAGGCCGACCAGAAGGCGAAGAAGGATGAAGTAGACGGAGGTATGTGATGGGACTAGAGACCATCCTTATCATCCTCTTGATCATCCTGGCGGTGTTTGCGGTCGTGGCCGCTGCCCGTCGTTTCTGACACATAGCAAATGCCCCTTACCTGTCGCAGGGTAAGGGGCATTTGTCATTTCTGGATGGACGCCCGCAAGTACAAGAATGCGTGTTCGAAGTGTCGCTTGGCCTCAGCAAGGTAGCCTTGCTTCACGTCAGCCGCGCCTTCGAACGAACCTGTGATTAGGTCCGTGCGCATCTGTAGGCGATCAACATCATTCTCGAACTGTGACGTCTTCTTGTTCTGTGTCACTTTCCTCCTCATC